AAAGCTATTGCATCAGATACTTGTCTTCGTCTTCTAATCTGTGGATGTTTTGGTTCATATTCAGATGTATGCACTAATGAACCATTCCATTCTTTTACCATTTCATTATATGGAAAAGCTTGTCCTGATCTATCAGATATAGCTAATGATCTTTTTCCAGTTGCAAACTTACCCATTATACACCATCTCCAAAATATGTCTGAGGTGATATAAACGTAGAAGCTCTTTGACCATCTTCATCTAAAGCTCTTTTTAGTTCATCCTCATAAATTAATTTATTTTGTTGAACAAGTTGAGGAGCTTTTTTCATAGACGTGTAGTAAGCCATACCTGCAGCTAAACAAGGTAAAAATCTATAAACTACATCGGGGTCATTAGTATATGCTCCAGCGTCTTCAATTCTTTTTATCACATAGTATTTTAAAGTTGTATAAGTATTTAAATCAGGTGCTTGGTATAAATAAATTTTAGGTGTTGTTTCTCTTGCAACATAATATTGTGATGGTTGTCCTACAGATAACTTATTTGGTAAAGCAGCATATGTAGATCTGTCAATTTTTGATAAAGATATATCTTGAGTACTTGCACTATCACCTGATGCAGCTGTAGAAGAAACAAAAGCTTCTAGTACATCACTTACACTAGAGCTTACAGCATACTCAGCTTGTCCTGAAACTAAAGCTGCTTCATGCAAAGCTACTTTCCATAGATGTATTCCTCTATTACCCCATTCAGATAAAAGAAGATTTAAGCTTCTTCTTGCTGAACGCATATCATAACCAGAGTTAGTAGATAAACCACATCTCTCATAACCCTCATCAATAATTTCATCTATGCTTAAATTAAAAGCAACTGTTCCAGATGTAGCCATTATTTGTTCTCCTTATTAGCGGCCGCTTTGAGAGTGTATGACTTCTCCTTTTTGCGGTTGTACAACTTCTTAGATTGTAGCACTTTTTGACTAAACTTTGAAGACCTTAGGCTTTTTGCGATATAATTTGGAGATGACACGTCTTTTCTTCTTTTTTTCATCTCTCGCTCCTCTAAGCTTTCCATCTATTTGTTTTGGTATTGCAGTTCTTCCTATTGGCATAAGGTATTATAGAATACTTCACAGAGATTATCAACATTGATGATCTTATCAAATTTATAATGTACTGAGTCTTTATAGCCAAACTTGTATTTATAAACATCATCTACATACAAATGTATGCCTTTTTTAATATACTCTTTATTATGTAAAAGATGATAATAACCAGAGTTAATAGACACATACCCTGACATCTTGCTGCAAATTTCAGGTAAATGGTCAGCAGGCAGACGTTCAAATTGTTTAGTTGTAACAAAGTTAAATTGAGGAAATCTTTTTATTAATTCTTGTTCTACCTCTTTAGCATTCCATACACTCTTATGTTTTTGACCTGTTTCTAAAGCTAGTAGTATTGTCTTATCAAATTTATACCTATTATGTCTTATTTCAAAGTTAGGATAATGCTCAGGCTTTACTCCAAGTTTTTCACAATATTGTTCAACAATATTTGTTTTATCTTTAAAATCTTTCTTTGAATAAAGATGTATTATCTTTTCATATTCAAAATCAGTTTTAGCACCATAATCTAATGCAGCTAAATGTTCTAAACCAAATGATTGATTTATGTAAGTTTGTTGTGCATACAGATCAGGATATTGTGAAAACAGCACAATTTTATGAGCTTGAAAATTGTTATTGTAATAAGACCTAAGTGCAGCTGAAGCACAGAAATGATCTCCTAAACCTTTGTCAAAGATATCAGAAATAACAATTATATCTCTCACACAAGTTCTTTGGCTGATCCTAATATTGGTTTATATTTAGTTCTTCCCTCTGATTTATACGCATGTAAAAAACTAGCTCTTGGTGTTCCTTCAATCCAACTGCAATGTATCCATCCGCTGTTAGGTTCTCCAGGCGTATAGTATTCGAGGATCAGTTGATCTGGCTCAAGGTTATTTTTAATCCAATCAAAAAGTTCAGCGTTGTCGACTCCAACACATTCGAAGTCTGCGGCTTCAGCTTTGGCATGCTGCGAATTTGCAGAGCTGCCAATAGCCATACATAAATCCACGCTTCGAAATCCACTGGTTACCTTAACTCTGCCGAAGTGATCACGTACTGGCTGTAAAATATTTTCACACAAACCTTTTAATTTTTCTATTTGTTCTGCGTTAGGATTATTATTAATTCCCTTCCTAATTGCAGTATCTGATTTAGTTAACTCTGAAAGAGTAAAATTACGGCTTAAGTTCATAGTTTTCCTTTAGTTCTAATACAATATTTAAATTAAATCTGAATTTGTTGTAAATTGGTGGACTTCCACAATGCAAGATATTGCTATTAAAGATTTTAGCTTGTCTTGGTTTATCATAATGTTTCTCGTCATTTATAATTGTATAACCATCGTCATCGATGCTATACACAATTGACAAAAAGTTATCATCATTCTCATCAACATGTAAAGACCCTACTGCTGATTTAGTATATAAATTGTAATAATATCTTACAACATCTGCATTTATATTTAATTTTTTTTTAATTCTTGCAGCAATTGTATCTGCTATTTCAGTTAATTCTTTATTTTCTTTTGAAGTGTTTATGTTTTGTTTTGATTGTGGAATGCAGCAAAAACCATTATCAACAGTATAACCGTTTTTAGCATTATCTATAGATATACGCCAATCGGAACATATCAATAGTAATTGTTTTAAATTTTCGTTTTCTTTTCTATCTAAAACTTCTTCGATTTTTTGAATCATCTACTCCAGTATTAGCTTCTTTATCGATAAACTTCCATCAATATTTTTTTCTAATTCTGCTTTTGATTTAATACATTGGTAAGAAACATTATTGTCTATTGCTCTTGAAGCTACTCTTTTACCTTTTAAACAATCACTCATAGAAACTTGTATTCTATGTTCTTTAATTTCATTATTTACTATCATTAGTAAAGCCACAACTGTTTCAATCATAATACTTTACCTTTGTTTTGTCCTTGTTTAATGACATACTTTTGTGTACCATGTTTGCCAGTTTCAACTTCTTTTTTTAAATTTCTTATAAAGCTCATTTGTTTAGCTTTCTTTTCCATATCACTAATGTACTCAACTATTTTTCTAGTGACTCGTCCCATTTGCTCTAACCTTATCTTTTAAATCTTCAATATCACTTAATGCTTTTTCTAATTGATCTCTTAAAAATTCTATATTAACTTTATTAGTCATATTCATCTCTTGAGTTTCTTCCATTTTTTCTACAGATTTATATAAATCTTCTAATAAAAAATGTTGTTCTTGATCTACAGGTACTTGTTCAGATTTTTTAAGCAAATCATTTTCAAACAATTCTCTTGAAGTTTCTAACGATACTAACCTTGAAGTTAGTTCTGTATATGCAAATACACCCATAGCTACTAAAATAATTAAACTAGCAACTGTTTTCATTGGCATTTGCACAGCAGCCGATTCTGATATGTTAAGTGGTTTATTTGCCATTTTTTTTCTTTTTTGGTTTAGATTCCATAGCTTTGGCTATTGCTGCACAAAGACGGTCTATTCCTCCGAAAAATTTATATAAAAATTTATCAATCATCTATTTTAGGTTTTGGTAAAGGAATTATAATATCTTTTGAATCAAATTTCAATGAAGTGTGAGACGATGGTCTTACAAATAAAGCTAATAAACACATCAATATAATTAGTATTGCAGTAAACCCATAGTTCATTTTGGGACTCCATTAAGTTAACCAATTTTTTATCTTCTCCCAGAAAGCACTTATTTTAGTTATATTTTTACCGTTGTGATTGCATTTTTGACAATCGCAGCTAGGACAATTTCCAACTGTACCTTGACCAGGACAATGACATACGTGATTACAATTTAAACACATTTTCCTCATTTTTTTTTCTCCATTTCGTAAAACATATTATCACTATCTTCAGTAACTAATCCAGAGTCCTCTGCATCCCAATACGTAGTTTGGACTTTATAGTCTGGCCAGCTGTTATCAGTAGTATAACTATTAACGTGCCACAAAATGCGATTATTAGGCTGAGCTGCATAATTGCCGTTATCAAGAGCCAATATGTGTGCACACTTATGTTCTTGAGGAATTTCAGAATGCTCGGTATCCAATATGTTAGTTTCTGGATGAGCCCAGTCAACTGTAAATAAATATTTTCCATGTAAAAACTTTTTATCTAAACCTCTGTATTTACCGTTTAAACCAGCCAACCAATCAAAACAATGAACAGAAGGATAATAGCTAAAACAATTCCAAAGTTGAAGTTCACTAAGTCTTTGAGTGGGAACAGTTTCCGGTTGAAAACCACGTTGAATAAAAGCCGAAATTGGGATTCTCCAAAAGCACGCACCGTTGGGTAGCATGATATTAAATAATAACGCACGGCCTGATATCGATACCAAACCGAAGACAACGCAATCGTCAACTTCGCCTTGATGTTGTTTAAGATCATAAAGGTACTCCTTTCTTACCTGACAATAAATTGGTGGTATGTTAGCATTTAAATAAGACATAGTCTAACATTTCCATCTACGTCTCGCTTGTCTGATTCTTGAATTTGGATCATTTCTAGTTTCTGCACTAGATCTTTTTAACTGACCTAGGCTTCTAGCACAATAACTTTTTCTTCTATTTGCTGCTTTAGATCCTTTTTTAACTTTACCTGTTACTGCTGTTTTTAGTTTAGATCCAGGATTAGCACGTCTATATGCTGCAACACCTGCAGATGTCATACCTGCTCCTGATTTTGTTGATCTATAATTTTTTTTATTTCTAGCAATTGGTTTCTCAGTTTCTCCACCTCTGCTAAATTTTTTTTTAAATTTTATTTTGAATTGACCATCTGCTTTTACACCAATGTCTAATCTAGAATTTTCAGTTGATTTACCAACATTAATAAAAACTTTTTCATCACTAGGATCGATACCTAAATTTAAATCTGAATAATAGCTTTTATCTTTAGACATCTTACGTAAATGTAATTGAAACGTTTGGGCAATTAGTTACTGTGACGTGAACACCTTCTTCAAATAAAATACCTGAACCTGGAATATAAAGATCTAAACCTTCTGTTCCAAATCCATAAGTAGCTATTACATTTCCTGATCCTCCTCCACTTCTAAAAACTAAAAGTGCTGATGCAATACCTTCTCCTTGAATAGAAGTAACTCTTGCTCTTCTTCCTGTTGGAACTAATTGACCAGTTGCTGTAGCATGGGCATTACCCTGATCTGATGTAAAACTTCCTCCACCTGACATAAATTATCCGTTCTGTCCCGTTAAGTTAGGCCCTGAAAATTTATCAGTTAATAAAGTAACTGCTGTTACATTTGTTGCTGTAGATAAATAAAGTCCGTTAGTAAATAGTATTCCATCTTCAGGTAATGAAAAATTAATTACGTCTCCAGATGGTACATCGGCTGTAAATAAATTTGTACCACCAGATGAAGATCCCGTATTTAAAGATACTTGACCAGCACCACCCCCATCAGAAGCAATAATCATTCCTTTAAGTCTTACAGGAGAAGCAATAACCACATTCGATGTTGCAGTTCCCGCTACTCTTGTTGCTTGTATATCAGCTTTAGCTGCCATAAAATTCTCCTTTA